CGCCCTGCGCCTTGAGCGCGTTGAGCAGCAGGGAGGCGGAGGCTCCCAGCAGCGAGCTCGTCTTGCCGGTGACCACGCGGCCGTCGGGCAGGACCATCGCGCCGGCGGGCTTGCCGGTCTCCTCGGCCCTTTGCAGCGAGGCGGCGACGGCGGGGCAGATATCCGGCGTGACGCCGGCTTGCTGCATCACAAGCTCCAGCTTGCGCAGCTGACATTCGTCGGCCTCACCGCGCACGAAGGAGACCTGCGCGGTGTAGTAGCGGCGCAGGATCTCCAGACGGGACGCCTCGCGGCAGACCTCGTCGTCGATGATGCAGTTGCCCGCCATGTTCACGCCCATGTCGGTGGGAGATTGATAGGGGCACTTGCCCTGGATCTTCTCAAACATCGCGCGCAGCACGGGGAAGATCTCCACGTCGCGGTTGTAGTTGACGGTCGTTTTGCCGTAGGCCTCGAGGTGGAACGGGTCGATCATGTTCACATCGTTGAGGTCGGCGGTCGCCGCCTCGTAGGCGAGGTTGACAGGGTGCTTGAGCGGCAGGTTCCAGATGGGGAAGGTCTCAAACTTGGCGTAGCCCGCGGCGACGCCGTGCTTGTGCTCGTGATAGAGCTGGCTCAGACAGGTCGCCATTTTGCCGCTGCCCGGGCCGGGCGCGGTCACGACGACAAGGGAGTGGGTGGTCTCGATGTAGTCGTTTTTGCCGAAGCCCTCATCGCTGACGATATGCGCCACGTCGGAGGGATAGCCGGCAATGGGATAGTGGCAGTAGTGCTTCACGCCCAGCGTGTCGAGCCGCTTCAGGAAGGCGTCCGCAGCGCTCTGACCGGCGTACTGCGTCACCACGATGCTGCCGACGTACAGCCCAAGCGCGCGGAAGGCGTCCATCAGGCGCAGGCAGTCGTCGTCGTAGCTGATGCCGAGGTCGCCGCGCAGCTTGTTCTTTTCAATGTCGTTCGCGCAGACCGCGATCACGATCTCCACATCGTCGCGCAGCTGCTGGAGCATACGGATCTTGCTGTCGGGCTGAAAGCCGGGCAGCACGCGCGAGGCGTGGTAGTCGTCGAAGAGCTTGCCGCCGAATTCCAGATACAACTTGCCGCCGAACAGCGAGATGCGCTCGCGGATGTGTTCGGACTGCATGGATAGATATTTGTCGTTGTCAAAACCGAGCTTCCCCATCGAAAGTATACCTCTTTACACAAAATTCAACTTATTATACCCGAGCCCGCACGGCTTGACAAGGAAAGCGCAAAAAGAAAAATAGCAGAAAATGCGGCGCAAATTTCTGCTATTTTCCCATCTTTACAATTTGTTTTTGCCGTCGTATGCTATGAATAGTCTCCCCTGCGGAGGAAGGAACAGCGCCGGAGATAAAAAATTGTCTGCTCCGGGCAAATGTCAATAGGAAAGTGTAACAAAACGAAAAAATATTTTTAGACGGTCTGCAAATAGCCCTCAAACAGCTGCCCGGCAGAGGCCCAGCCCAGCAGTTGGCGGGGGTATCTGTTCAGCCAGCTTTCCACCGCCTCCACGTCTTTTTGGGTAACCTTATCAAAGTTTGTCCCCTTGGGGAACTTCCGCCGGATCATCTGGTTTTGTTTTTCGTTGCTTCCTCGCTCACTACTGCAGTATGGGTGACAGTAATATGTCCGGGTGCGCTTGCTCTCACAGCGTTTATATACGGACCGTTCGATCCCGATATAGTCCGCAAACTCGCTTCCGTTGTCCATGGTAATAGATTGGAATACCTGCGGGAAGCGGGTGCCCCATTTCCGTTCCATGGTGTCCAGCGCACGGACGACGCTGGCCGCGGATTTATCGCGGATCAGGCGGATCACCTCCATGCGGGTGACGCGCTCGGTCAGCACCAGGAGGCACTTATGCCCGCCCCTGCAGGAAACCACCAGATCCATTTCCCAGTGGCCGAACTCCTGGCGCCCGTCGATCTCCGGCGGGCGCTTTTCTATGCTCTCACCCTTGGGCTGCTGTTTCGCCCGCTGGACGTGCTTGGTTTTCTTCTTCCGCCGGGAACCCTTGAACGGCAGCGCCTTATTGGTCAGGCGGAGAAAAACTCCCTTGTCAATATAGGCATAAAGGGTTTGGCGGCAGATCCGCGTTTCAAAGCTGCCGTACTTTTCCGGGTGGTTCTCAATCTCATGCAGGGCTGCCTCCGGGCTGTAATTGTCGTCAGCAATCAGCGCCTCCAGGGTTTCGGCGTACCGGCGATCACTTCCAATTTTCAGGGGGCCGCCCTTGGCCGCCATGTTGGCCCGGTAGCGGGCTTGTGACCGCTCCGGTATGTACTCGGTCACTTCGATATAATCCGCGTTCATGTAGGTGTATGTCCCGCGTTTGATCTCGCGGCAGACGGTGGCGGCGCTGACGTGCAGGGCCGCGCCGATTTCGCGCATGGTGGCGCCCTCTTTTCTCATTCTGGCGATCTTGTTCCGGTCAAACTCCGTCAGGTGCTTATATCCTTTCATGCCCGTGCCCTCACTTTCAAAAAAATATGGACGGCGCGGTGCATACAGCACTCCACGCCGTCCTATTCTTTGCCCAGCAGCCAGTCCACGGAAACCTCCAGAACGTCCGCGATCACCACCACCTCAAAGTCAGCCACAAACCTGCCGCCGTTTTCGATCCTGCTTATCACGTCCCGCTCCACAATGACACCAGCCAGTTGCAGACGCCGGCAGAGATCAGACTGTGACAGCCTCGCCCGCAGGCGGGCCTCCCGGATCCGGTCACCGCATATATTTCTTTTCCCGTGGAAATCATACGCTTTCATGGGCAGCCCTCCAGGCGCGTGGTAATGTTCAGCAGTTTTCTTGATATTAACACATAGGTTTCCACGAACCCGTGTTAATAATCAGCACCGAAAAATATTGAACACTCTGGAGGGCAAACGCCGAAACGCCCCCGGCGCTGTGTGCGTCGGGGGTGTCTTTACTTCGTGATTTTCATTAAATCGTTTGGGGTGCAATCCAGCAGCAGGCAAAGCCGTTCTATTGTTTCCGTCGTTACATATTTCCCGTCCCTCATTTTTTGCAGGGTACTTTGTGACAGTATATTTTCCTTTCGGATCCGGTATGTCGTGACGCCCTTTTCCTGCATTTTGTCAAATGCCCCCTGGTAGCTGATTGCCATAATATCCACCCCTTTCTGTGCTTCATTGTATCATTTTATATGCACCCTGTAAAGTGCATATTTTAGACAAATTACAGCACCTTTTTTCGTGCATATCGCCACTTGATTATGCACCCTAAAAAGACTATAATATAGACAGTTCAAGAGGAAAGGGGTGGTTAAAATGAGCAAGAAAAAACGCCGACGGCATAAGCCGACGGCGCAGCCCAACAGGTTGCAGGTCTTGGCGGACACAATCCTGGCGGGCACAATCTCCGGTCTGATTACAGCGGCAATCCTCAAATTGCTGAACTGGTAACAGACAGAGGGGCGGGGGGTAACCCCCGCACCCTCAATATAAACGAAACCCACTAAAATGTCAATAGGAGGGCAGCGCATGAAATACCTGCTTTTTGTGGCCATATTCGTGGCGGTTTATATTCCGGTTCGCTACGGGATCCGGCTGCTTCGTAAACTTTTCAATGGGAGGAAATGAGAATGGGGAAAATGGAAAAAGCGGCCCCGGCTGTTACGCTGGAGGTGGTCACGGTCCCGCTGGCCGATGGGCGGCGCGGTATGGTGTTGATCCTCACCGATGAATACAGCAGAAAAACAGTCATGCGGGCCATGCCTGCCAGCAGGTGACCCGCAGAAGAACCCCGACGCCAGGGCGGCGCCGGGGTTCCTTTTTTATTCTGCTGCGGTGGCCTCCGCCGCGTCCGCCGGTTCCTCCAATGCGGGCGGCGTGGTTCCGCCGGTCTGCTCCGGCGTCCCGCTCGTTTTGCTCAAAACCAGCTTGGACAGCTTGGAAAAAACGTCTTTCGCATACAGCACATAGGCCGTCACCATGGCCAGGTTGGCGGCTGTTGCCACGTTGACCGTTTCGCCGTCAATGTCGATTGCCACAATATCGGGGTTCAGGCGTCCCGCTACATAGAAAGCGACGAAACAGGCGGCAATAATGACCCCCTTAATGACGCCGTTCCGACATTTGATACGGTCGAAAGTCCCATCAAAAAGGGCGTTCAGGCTGCCCAGCACGACGTTGACAGCCACCAGGAGAACCAGGCCAATGGCCAGGCGGATAATAGTCTGTTCCATTTTTACCTCTCATTCCTGCCCGGTGCTGTCCTGGCCATTTTCGTGGCACCGCGGAAATGGGCAGCTTTCGCATTGGCTCCGATCACAGGGGATCGAACCGTCCCAGCGTACCAGGGCCACCAGCCAGGTGACCACAGCGGCCAGGGAAAGCACCCAGGCCAGCGCCTTGATAATAACCATTCCAGCACCTCCGGCAAAATTATTTGTTGATGGTGATAACCTGGCCCACATGGATCAGGTTCGGATTTTTGATCCCGTTGTCTGCTGCCAGCTTGGCCGCGGTGGTGCCGTACTTCGCGGCGATACGGGAAAGGGTGTCCCCGGCCACAACGGTGTACTTGACGGCTCCGCCGGGCAGGCGGAGGACCTGGCCCACACGGATCAGGTTCGGGTTTTTAATGCCGTTGATCTCCACCAGTTCGGCCACGGTGGTGCCGTGCTTCGCGGCGATACGGGAAAGGGTGTCGCCGCTCTTTACGGTGTATGTACCCGCCGCCTGGGTCGTCGGTTTCGTTGGCTTGTCCGCCGTCCCGCCGGACGTGCCGCCCAGTTTCCGGGCGATCATGTCAAAGTCCGGGGTAATGAAACCGCGGATATACCGCCCGTTCACTTTCATGGTGCGCTTGCCCACCTTGCCGCCGTTCATGTTTCCCTCTGTGACCACAAAGGTGCCGCCGCCCACCTTGGTGACAATGCCAATGTGATCCGGTGCGCCGGTGTTGTCGGTGGTGGCGTAGTTGGCCCCGTCCTGCCAGTCGTACACGCAGGCGTCGCCCACCTTGGGGGTGTGTGCGTCGTTCTCCGTCCAGATCCCTTTTTTCTTGGCGATCTCGACGTACTTTCCCACGCCGCACTCCGTCCCGGTGTACTCCGCGATCCCTGCCTTGATGTACGCCGCGGAGGTCGTGGTGGCACAATGGGCGTCACCCACCTGTACGCGGTAACCTCTTGCCAGCGGCTTGTGGTTGTTGTAGATGTTCAGGATCTCCAGGTGCTTGGCGCTGCCTCTGGTTGCTCCATTCCATGCGTTGATAATGTCCGCCACCTTTCGGCGCAGTTCGTTTCCGGTCATGTTTGTTTATACCTCCTCACAGGCCCGCGTCCGGTGGTTCGCCGGTGCCCGCGGGCGGTTCCTCCGGGGGCGGCTGGGTGCCGCTCCCGCTCGTTCCGACGGCCTCCGCCGCCTTGTCCTTGTTGGTCTTGATCCAGCCCATGACGCCGTTTTCCAGGCCGCACACGCCGAACACGCAGCCGGTCAGCGTGGCAGGCTCTGATCCGGTGTGCCAGAAAACCACCAGATCGGCCACCGTGTACGCCACCAGGAAAACCGCTTCCAGAACCAGGATCCTGT